CCTGTGGTAGATGTTAGTGTTAACGTAGTAACAGAATCAGAGTGAGAACCATTAAGAGTTGTTGTTACTACTTCATCTTCTTGAGTAATATAGGTGTTAATATATTCGTTATAATCTAATTTACCTAGCTTGCCACCTGACACAGCTAGGTCTTCATCTTTTACAATTCTAAATGTATTATAGTCTACAGTTTTAGTTGAGGCAGGTAAACTGTACCTAACTGTACCAGCTACAAGTGTTTCTGTTTGTGTAGCATGGTTAAATGGATAATTAAATTCTCTTTGATTTATATATCTAATAGCTTCATTAACAGCGTTCTTTGCTTGTGTTTGTACACCCCTAGCTGTAGAAAAAGTAGATGATGTTAACTCTACTTCATTCAGATGGGTCAAAACTTTGTTTACAAGTGTAAGATATGATTCAGCCATTTATAATATTCTCTAATAAGAGTAAGAAGGGGCAAGTTGCCCTGCCCCCTCAACTTAGTTATGCGAGTGTATCACGGTCTACTTCTTGAGCAGTCATGTCACCGGGGTCATCAACATCCAAGCAAACAGCAAACATGCGGATTTTACCACCTGTTGTTGTGCCTGTCATTGCCTGAATTTCAATGTCAATGGTATCTGAAGTGCCACCAATAAGAACAGGAGTTTGTCCTGCCTTAAAACCGTAGTCACCTACAGATGCTCCATCAAAATCAAAACCGTCAACAAAGTTATCAAGGTCTCCACCTGTGATACCAAAATCAAAATCTGTGTCAGTTGAAGTACCTGTATGAGCAGATGTTACTTCAAAGCCAGCACACATGATTAGGGTATTCGCAGGAATGGTCAAACCCGGAATAACATCATTAGCAGCAAGAGCTGTGCCTTTATCACTTGCAGCAGTAGCAAAGTTTAACTCTGCTGAAAGCAAGTAAGGCTTACGACCACGAGCGTCATTTCCACGTGCTACGGAAGTAGTATTATCACCAAGAGCCATAATTCAATCCCCCCTTACACTAAACAGAAACGAGCGTTAACAAGAGCCTCTGGACGAAGAATCTTGCGTCCATAGAGGTGCATACCACGAACAATGTCAGCAAAGCTGTCAGGGTCACGATATGTTTCTGTCTTGTTAATTTGCTCTGCGGTAGCAACGGCAGATGAATGTCCACCAACAATCACGCCAAAGTTGGATGAGTTAGTACCACCAGTAGTGGCAGAACCTGTTCCAATCTCAGGAAGGTTGTTAGAAACATACACTTGGAAGCCGTGCAGGTTATTAACGACAAGTCCGTTGCGAAGTCCACCTGACTCACCATAGTCTTGGTTCAGAAGTTTTGAATCTTCATCCTTCAAGATTTCTAGGAATACAGGATTGACTACAAGCCAACGACCTTGAGTATCCACGTTTTGCTGGTCTAGCTTACGAGCCATACGAGCAATAATCATGGTTGGGTTAGCGTTGCCTGACCCCGGTACAGAAGATGCACCCGGTAAGCGTGGCTGAATACCAATACCATTGTCGGCAGAACCGCCAAAGTCATTAGCATCAACTTGCATTTCAGCCAGCAGTTCATTAGAACCTGCAGTAGAAATTGCCTTTGAACCATTTACGGTTGTATTAGCAGTATCTGCTACACCATGAAGTGCAGACTGTTTAAAGCCACACATATAACCAAGAACGTCTTGGTCAAACTGGTCAGCCAAACGATACGCAGCACGGTCACTTGCCAATTGCTGGAAGTTTACGTGGCTATGCGCCTCTTCAATGTCATCAACCTTAAATGCAAAGTAGTTAGCTTTGTCAATAGTAAGGTTGAAATCTTCATCATCAAGGTCTTGCGGTGTGATTGTTGTACCACGTGCATAAGCCTTGACGGTAATTTCGGGTTCTTTGATAATCTTAACGGAATCACCCATCTGTGCAATTTCACCAAAGTAGTCATTATTGGAAATTGCTTCAGCAACAGCGGCCTTGCGGAAAGCAAGTTGCACCTGTTTGCTGTAGATAATAGGCGAAAAATTACCGTTAGGAAGATTACCGTACCCACTAGCGGTTGAAAACGCCATAGTACCATCTCCTTATTTTGGTAGTTTTTGTTTTAAACAGATACAAACCTAGGCTATTAGAGGCTGCGTTGCTTGGGTGTGACTGTACGGGTCAGGCCAAACTCTTCAGGTAATCCGTAAGACTGTGTGTTTGCATGGTTGAAGTGTGCATATTGCGCTACACGCACACTTCTTATTGACTATAGTTATATTCAATTTCAACTATTTGTCAACACTTTTTTCTTTCGGCACTTCAATTACATTCATATTCATGCTGAAAGACCTGCGTTCACCTTTCGTGTAGAAAGGATATACGCAGTGAAACAGTTGTGCAGGAAAAACATAGAAGTCACCAACTCTTGGTTTAATTAAGAAATTAGTGCTTGTATAACCAGCAGCCGTTCCATAGGCAAACTGTATATGCCCATGAGAAGGATGATGGTCTTTATAATCTTCTTCCCACTCTTTTTCTATTCCCTCTGGAAGTTTTAGATATCCAACACAAGATAGTCTACCACCTGTGTGAATATGTAAAGGGTTATACTCATTTTCAAATTGCCTTACAAACCAACCTGAAGCAATTTGAATACCATAGTTAAAGTTTTCAAAGTCCAAACCTTTATTACCAAAATGGTTTCTGTGGTCTGTATATGCTTGATACTGTAATACAAATTTACCTAATTCTTTTTGTACTTCTGTTACAGTATCTTCATCAAAGTGTAATTCCTCTGAAACTTTACCAACTAAATTATCTGAGTAATCTTCTAACTTATCAGTCATTCTACTGTTAAGTTTATTAACAAACTCATCAGGCATTTTAAAGTAACCCATTGTAGGTCCAAATGGAGCGAGAAACTCCATTTCACTTTTTGGCTCATATATAATACTCATCGGGCAGAACCACTAATATCATATATAAACTTGCCACTACGAATAGCTTCCATTATCTCATCGGAGTGCTTTTCATATTCTTGTGGTGACATCGCCTGAACTTGAGACTCTTTTAAATAAGTGGAAGATTCTTCTGTCTGAGGTGCGCTTCTTGAGCCTTTACCAGACACAGCTTCAGCCGCACCTTTAGTCTTCTTAGCTTTCTTTTCACTTTTTATTCCCTTATCTGCTTTGTACAAGTCAATTGCTCTAGCAGCAGACCTTGCATCATTATCATTCTCATATAGTGCATCTTGTACCCATTTAGGCTGTTCATCAGCCCACATATGAAAATCATCGCTATCACGAATCTCATCAAAGTCAGGATGTAATTTTAGTAACTCAGCTTCAGCTTTTTCTTTTGTAGCTGACTGTTGCATTTCGTCAATTGCTTTCATGCGGTCTTCAAGAATACTTGCTTGCTCTGCCGCTTTTTTCATTGCAATTGTTTCTACAATTTTTGCTACATCAGGGTATTCTGTTGCCCATTCTTCAATGTCCTCATCAGACTTGGGCAGTTTCATTTCTTTTTGAGCAGCGAGAGAAAGTTGACTTTTTAAATTTTCAATTTCTTTCTTTAACTCTTCAGCTTGTTTTTGCTGGTGTCTACGTAAATCAGAGTAACGTTTTTTAAATGTTTTTTCTTCTGCATTTGTAGGTTCAGCTTCTTGCTCTTCTTTTTCCTCTGACTCTTCTGCTTCACCCTTTTGTTGTTTTAGCAGTTGCTCCAGTTCTTCTTCCTCTTTTTTAATCCGTTCTTCTTGTGAATACGGTTTACTTACAAATGCAGCTTTCTTTTCTGGTTGCATTTCTTCTGCCATAATAGCTTGTTCAGCCATTTCTTTTCTCCTTATGGGGCTAACCGTAGCCAGTGTTGGGGGGTTAGGTAGCCATTGATATGCGGATTATTTTTTAGAAGCTAACCCACTTTGCTTCATCTGTTGGGCAAGACCACCTTTGTTAAAATCATATTCGTCTTCCATGCCAGTAGGTCCACCTGTAAATGCTCCTGATGTACCAGATGAATCTGTAGTATATGTACCACCTCGTCCGTCACTTACTGTAAAGCCACCCATACCACCGTCATCACCTTGACTGTATCCACCTACACTCTCTAAGTAAGCTGCTTCACGTCTTGCTGATGCTTCTTGTATTTCGGCTGATTTTGCTCTAGCCTCAGACATAGACATTCCTTTTGCGTCAAATCCATACTGATTTGCAAGTTTATCTCTAGCTGATTTAGTAGCACGTGCTTCTGCAAATAATTGACCGTAGGTTTTTTCTCTTTCTTCACCTCTGCTATCTTTTAAAGTTTTACTTATACCCAAATCTTTTATGTCTTTACCTAAACCTTCTTGGGTATTGTTTATTTCATTTCTTAAATCTTCTGCTGTTTTA